CAATACTGGGCACACGCACATTGATCCTGCTACACTAGGGCAAGGCGAAACACAAGTATACCGCCTGGATGATTTAGAGTTAGACGAAGTAGATTACATCAAAATGGATTGTGAAGGCTACGAATATCGCATCCTGCAAGGTGCAGAGGCAACTATCAAAAGATGTCGTCCTGTTGTGGTAGTAGAACAAAAGCCACACGATGCCTACAGTGATCAATACGGGCAACATGCTGCCATTGAACTCATGCAGTCATGGGGCATGATACGCTTGGATCAAGTCAAAGACGATTGGATCATGGGTTGGAAGTAAAGTATGCATGGTCACCAGCAGTCAAAGGTGACTATGAAAAATGGACCCTGGAGCCGTGGCGCCTCAAAGGACTGAAGACATTTGATCTGATCGAGGACATTCCCGAAGATCATGTGCTGGTGGTCAGCCACTTTGCTCCATGGTGGTCACCGCTCAAAGAATGGATTGCTGCCGGGCGTCCCTGGATTGAGATAGAGTTTGGGTACTGGGGTGACAACGAGCCCAGACGTAATACTCGCAGAGTAACCTATTGCGGACATCACAATCTCAATGTACAGACTCGTCCTTGGCCGCGATCACAGTTGTTCAACGAACCACGTGCCATGCACAATTGGCGCACCACACCTGGCCAATACATTGTGATTCCAAAGCCCATAAAAGAAATACTGCAACAGCGCACTGGGGAAGATATTGTAGAATGGTGTGAAAAAATGGAAAGTCTAGTTCGCACACATTGGGACGGTGAGATCGTGTGGCGTAGCAAAGGCAGCAGTAAACCTGGTCGTTGGAACAGTTTTGTGCGATTGTTGGATGATGCACATGCTGTGGTAGGAGATCGAACCATGGCCTGCGTAGAAGCCTGTTTGTTGGGTGTGCCGGCTTATACTATAGATCATAGTATGACCACACTGCTCATGGGCGGAGTTGAAAACTTGAGCAACATACAACATCCAGATAGATCAGACTGGTGGGATCATATTTGTTGGAGTCAGTTTCATATCTGGGAGTTTACTGACTGTGGCGAGTCCGTGGCTGACCTGGTTGAATCGTACCAGATTCACAGGTAAGGCAAAAACTTTTGATAGATACGACCTGCACGAGCATCTGCATCGCTCCAGTGTGCGGCTGCTAGATCATAAATCCATTGCTCTCTAGAGAATACATCTGGTGATTCGATCTTACTGACATCTTTGTTGGCCACTGACCAAGCCACACAACTGGAATCATCTGCAAATACAGGAATACCTTCACAGGCCGCTGCCACACTGGCACTGCTGTTGAAAAACACTGCTGAGTGGGCTCCTTGCAAGTTATCGATCAACTTACTGTGTGTGGGTTCCAGTATGACTACGTTTTGTCTTTTGCCCATTTTGCTGTTGTACATAGCAAAGTCTGCCATGCTGTATTGGCCTGGGTGTGGTCGTACATAAATTTGTCTACTGCTAACTGATCTAATTTGATGTATTTTATCGTGCAACCAGGTCATTGGATCCAAAGTTTTCATTGCAAACCCACCGTCTCTTTGCATGCAAATCAACACATGCCCAGTCTGATTGGCTTGCACTGGTTTTAACTGCACTCCCAAGCTGCGACTGATCTCCAACCATTTGGTAGCATCACTGTTGCGGTTGGCATATTCAGCACGGTCGTAGAATGGTCCATTGAGACTGTATCGCAAGTAATTGCCATGATCATCTAGATACTTCCAACATGACGCATCTATGCACATGGTTTGAAAACCCAGCCTGCGTTGTTCAGGAATGATTTGTTTGCGCAATGTGATGTTACGCCCACCAGTGTTTGTGGTAGCCCACCCTAACATCACAGCCAACCGGCTGGGAGTATATTTGTGTTCCCACTCTACCTTAACTGTGTGTCCTGTTGCTCGCACTCCATCGGCAAAACTTTCCAGGCATTGTATTTTCCTAGAATGCTTTTGCGGATTAGCAACACTGCTAACGTAGACTACTACATCAACCACCCTGCAAGATTCTCCATGCTGTGCCGTCACGCATTTCTGCTTCAGTAAACTGACAATACGCCATGTGTGCTGCCCAACGTTCTACTTCGTCCAGTGTGGGCACATAAGGGTCGTTGATGGCATCCAATGACTGGCTGCACAGGGGTGCGGCTGCATTGGGCCCTAGTGTGATAGCAGGTTTGCCATTGAGCAAGGCTTCCCCAGCAGCAATACTTGAGAATGTTACCAAGCAATGTATATCTTGCTCCAGGGCATGTGCCATTGAATCATCACTGGTTCTGGCTGTACGACCAGGCTTGCGGCGCACAACAACTTCTCGATCTGTTTTACCAGCAAGTTCTTTAAGAACATTATCCAGCCATTGCTCTAGATCAATGTCGTAGAGGTTCAACAATTTTTGACTGGGCGGTGCCAACAGTATCTTGCTGCCACGATAGAACTTGCGTGGTTGAAATCCTGTTGCCCCCAGTCTGTCTCTGGGCCGGTCTATAATAGGTCCAAAGTTTTGCACATCATTTCTAGTAACACGATGAAATGTTTTCTTCTTGCCGTTACCAAAATAACCTGTGTCTATGTAGTAAAAGTCTCTACTAACGGCACGGCAAGCGTCCATTTGTTTGCGTTTGGTAATACCACGCAACACCACTGGCACCATGCTCTGCTCGCTTTTGCTCCAACTGGTTATTTGGCCACCACATCCCATGGTAAAACTCTGTAATATAGGATCAAACATTTTTCCCTTTTCTGCATATCTAAATTCACTGTCAATGGCATGTATGGTTTGATTGTCTAAAGTTTGAATTTTTTTAGTCAATGTTTCCAGGTCCAGGCCATAGTAGTCTCCTGCTGGATCCACACGGTATTTCAACAAGTCATAAAATAATTCTTTGACTTCCGGCGGAGCAAGGTCAAGTTCGTGTTGTAACAACGGTGCTAGTTCTTGTTCTTTGTCCATGTTATGTTCTTTGTTGACAGTAGTCAGTCAGTAGTCTTTCTTTGTGCCAATCTTCTGCAAAGTCTCCAGCATCGGCAAACTCGTGAAAGCAGGGTGTGCCCAAGGTATAGTGTACCAATTTGGCCAGGGGATTCCAATCATACTCAACGTCCAGCCAATTCCATTCTGGGGGCAGTTCTCCAATGCGGTCATCTTCTATCCAGGAGAATCTGTGCAGTTCAGCACCTGTTGATTTCTGTACAAACTCAGGAGTTAACTTGCGATTAGGAAAACTGTTGCAGTTCCACAAGATCACACTGCTCCAGTTCTTGCGTGGATAGTCTTCGTTTTTACTGCCAAGATATTTTTCTGTCATGCGTGTTTTGTAGTTGTGCTTGACCACCATGACGTCCTTGGCAAGGTCTCTCAAGTTCCATAGTTCCACAATATCACCACGCAGGATCATGTCACCATCAATGAATATAGCCCAGCCGTGATAGTCCATCAGGTGCGGTACAAGAAAGCGGCTGTAGATAAATTGATTGCTGCCGTCAGTGTGTGTTTCGTCGTAGTCCCGGAACAAGTTCAAAGCCACAGGAACAATGGCCACTGGCCGACTGGCATGTCTAATGATTGAATTCACGCATGTATGATATGCAATGGCTTCCCTGGGATCGTATCCCACAAAAACAGGAATTGGTTTCATTTTTTACGTTCTATGTCATCTTCAACACAGCGGTCACCGTATTGTATTTCAATCAACTTCAAGGGTTGATCGGTTTCATTGCACAACTGATGCCACTCATTGACTTTGATAAATGTATGCTCATGCATGGTCAGTTGACACTTGACTTCTTGATCAGTGCTGGCCTCGTCCAAGGTGTACACTGTGGCTTGACCTTCAGCCACAAACCAAAACTCTGCACGACTATCATGTCGTTGCATGCTCAAGCATGTCTTGGGCATCACAGTGAGTTCTTTGAGTTTGGTGTTGGCTCCTACTTCGTGCAACACACGATAATATCCCCAGGCACGATCAGTCTTGGGTGTTTTCCATTCTGTGAGAATCCATGAACTGCTGTTCATTTTGTTCTCGCCACCCACTCCAAATTGAAAGTCCACGTCATCAAACACCATTTCTGGGCAGTTAACGGCAGTACGATCTCCGCCATTGGCAAATATGAATTTGGAGTTAGGCACAGTGTAATGTGCTCGGGCAACACGAATAGCATCTATGGATGTGTTGTCAGCATCGTCAAATTCAATTACTTTATCTACCATGCGTAGATTTTCAATAATGGCTCTGCGCTCACTGGCAGGCAAAAAAGGTCGACCTTTTTTGCGTGTAAGCCAAGCATCTGAATTGATACCAACCACGAGTCTATCGCCCAGGGCGCGGGCTGCTTCAAAGTAGGCTATGTGCCCAGAATGTAGCGGATCAAAGCCGCCTGTGACAATTACAATTTTCATACAGATATTTATCTGCGTATATTTTGATGCTCAAGTATCAAACGGAGTTCAGGACTGCCTGCAGGATTTTTTCGAAGATTGGCTGTGAAGTTAACTGATTCGGACCAAACGATGTTGCACTGATCAAACTGATGTTGTATTTTTTGCAGCCACCAGTCTGCATTTTCTATGATCAAGTGTGCATTACGTCCGTCAGGCAAGCGTTTTTTTGCAGGATAACAAGCAATGATCAAGAAGGCTGCACGAGAAAACTTGCTTTGCATGAGTTTCAATAATTGGTCCAACAGTTCAGGTTCAAAGTGTTCTATTACATCACAACTGACCAGACAATCATAGGTGCCAGTAGGCACAACATTATAATCAGGATTGCCAGGATCATAACCTCCCAGTTCTTGAATACTGGGGAAATCTTGTTCCACGCGGTTGAGAAGATTGCCATTTGCACACCCCCAATCTACTAGACTACACGGTTGATACTTGGCAACAAAATCATGTACCAAGTTATATTTGGGTAAAAGTTCTTTGTATATGCCTGTCATAGTGTTATATATGAATGATGTACCAACCACCAGAATGCCACCCAGGCTTCAAAGAAGAACAGCAACAAAAAGATTTCCATCTCTGCCAAATCACGTTGCCAGCGTTCTTGATCAGTCATGTTATACCGTGATGTCTTCCATACCTGCTGTGCGTAGTCGAACCACGTGCCCCATTTGCCACTGCTTGGTATCCAGGCCTTTCATAATACCCAACCAACGATTGCGTAGCAGTGCTACTTCGTTGATGATGGTTTCAAAGTCCACAACTTCTTCTTCACCGTCCACATACTTTTCAGCATCACGTGCTGTGAGCGCACGGGCATAACCTTCAAGGTACTTCTTGAAATGTCTGGTACGAATTTTGCGCAGTTGAATGTTGAGAAAGTTCAACACTGCCTCAATCTCTTGCAGCTGATTAAACCTGTGCTCGGTGATGCCTGGTAGGGCGGTGATGTTCTTTTCTACCAAGCCACCAATCTTGCAGTCACGTTTAGCGTCGGTCAACTCTGACTCAAAGTGTGCAATGAAGTCAGGTATGTTGCCAAGGTCTGCTACAACTTTACTGTACCACATGGATGTCCAGCCAATCTAAAAAACTTTGAGGATAAATGTTCATGTCAAGATTTCTACGAATCGCATATTCTTTTAAAAATTCTGACATTTGTTGTCGTTGTGTTTCGCTGGGATCAGCCTGTATAGACTGTGCAATCTGAGTTTGATAATGATCAGGTAGAGATTGGATATCTTGCATGATCTGTTGTTTGCTTTTGGGATCCAACACATAAGGAGCCATCATACTGGGTTGATTAACAAACACCAATCCAATACGCTGATCATTGAAATACTTGATGAAACTTGTTAATCCAAACACAGTAAGATTAGATATGGCTGTGCTAAATCTAAATTCAATTCCAGATTTTTGCAACAACTCAATTTTGTTAACAAAATCAGTCCAGCGATTTCCGTAACGATTAAATTCATAAAACTTGTCTGTACACTCTGCACTGACTGATATCATTGCTGTGGGTATTTGTTTTATTTTATCCAACATTCGTTGGAATCTTTTGACGTCCACTCCCAATCCAGTGTAAATGTTAATCACTGCTGAACTGTTCGATACTGCATCTAATACATCAAACAGTTGATTGTCCAACAAAGGTTCGCCACCAGTTATTACTATTTCTTTTAGTCCTGGTGCAAAACTTTTTATTTCGGCCATCAGCATTTGAAATTGTTTTGTATTTTTAACTTCCTGCTGACTGACTTTCATCATTATCTTGTCTCGGCTGGTCAGTTGGTATCGTGCATCATCAGTGTCAATTTTATAATTGCCGTTGGCTGACAAATCTCTGCGCCATGAACTGCTGTATTCTTTACAACAGTAAGAGCAAGACAAGTTGCAATTGTCGTTTAGTTTTATTTCTAATATTTCTGGTTGTGTGTGAACGTCAACATGAGTTTTTATTTTGCCATTTTGCCATATTCTTGGACTAATTGCACCTTGATCTTCCAACGGCCAACAATTTTCTTCACAACTAGCATTGCGTTGATTGCCTAACATCATTTGTCGTTCAGCAACATTAATGTCAGTATTGAATAAATTTCCTCTGTTGTTGGTTAACCACTGAAAATCAACGGTATGTGACTTTGCTGCATGACAATTGTATGTAGCATTGGATACCAAATCAATCTTCAAATATTTAAATTTGTAAGAGCAATAGTAATCTCTATTAACAGACATTAATAGTCATCTTCTTTGTTGTAGTTATCTTCGTCATCAAACTCTTCTTCTTCCTCTTCTGCATAGTCTTTGTCGTTGTCCAAGTATGCAGTCAAGGCTTTCTTGATGTCTGAATCACCTTTAAAGGCTTCCCGAATTTCTTCAACGTCATGATCATGATCAATCAGGATAGACACAATGCTTTCGGCAGCATCTATACGATCTACCACGTTGACGTATCTTTTTAATTCGCCCCAAATTTCGCTTGCTACTTCTGCTGACATTTTTACTCCCAATTTAATATACTAGCTAATTCTGTATATGTCTTTTTAAAATCCTGATGTCGTATTTTATCAGTTATCTCTAAATAATTTATCATATCCGCCACATCAGATTGAATTGTTCTTGCATTCATTGACTTGACTATTGGTTCAATTATGTTAAAAAACTCTTTGTTTTGGATCCCTAACAATTTGGTACTTATGTAATTTTTTTGTTTGTTATTAAACAACCCGATGTTAAGTTCTTTTGGATTGTCTAGTATATCAAATGCAAGTGGTAATTCATTATTTTTACAAAATTTAAATATCATGTAACTGTCTAAAATATTCAATGTTGTTATCATACTGTATACGTTGAACTTGTAGATGTCCAAATTAAGTTTTTTGTACTGATTGATATTGTCAATTACTGTGTGCCAACTTGATCCATATCGTTCGTAGTCAAATTTTGATTCGATATTGTCAATACTGAAACTTATCTCAACTTGTTTGAATTTATCCCACAATGGCATCAAATTTTCTGCATACACTGTGCCGTTTGTGTTGTAGTGCAATGATATCTGAGAACTTTGATTATTATTCACTAGATATTCTAACACCCTGGCATGAGCCTTGTCAAGCAATGGCTCGCCTCCAGTAAATGTAATATATCGTAGATTATCGCCAATTTTTTCAATATCTTTCCAAAGATTTGAATCAGTGTTGTCAGTCCAGTCTATTTTGACATTTTTCAATAATTTCCATTGGGGGTAAGAATCTGCATGTTTAGATACTTCACTCATCCATTTACTACTGGCCACAGGATTGCAAATTCTGCAACTCAAGTTACAAGTATTTTTAAGTTTTATATCCAAAGAAAGCAATGTGGTTGATTCAAAATTATTGTAATCAACATCAAACAATTTTTCCCGGAACACATAATTATCTCGCAAGCGTTTGCTAACTTTACCGTTGTTTTCATCATCCCAACATTTTTGACACCCAACGGGGTATTGTCCTTGCAAAAATTGCTGTTTTAATTGTGTTTGATTGTTATCATTGATAATGTCCAACAAAGAGTGTTCATGAATTGATTTGCTTGTTAACGATTTTTTATAAAGGCAACACGGTGTGATTTGTCCTGTTAAGTCTATTTCTAAATTGGTCCATGGATTGATACAAATTGAATCAGGTATGGCAAAATTTGTAGGTCCAGCAATCTCATGAGCAATTGTCGTCAACTTCTCAACTTGCACATGTGTTTGGTCTTGCGAATATGCTAATCTGGCAGAATTCAAATATTCAACAACGTCTTTATCAGCAGTTATTACCAAAACAAAACAATTGGTTATGTCCAGGTGTGTTATTATCTTTTGAAAATAATTAAAAAAATACTGTTTTCTTTTGTCGTGCAACAAGGTATCAACCAACACGATTCTTTGATTAGATTCGTAAAACTCTCGTTTGACTGTTAGAAGTTGCGGATATAGTTGATTGACAGGAGATTCAAAAAAATATTTAACTGTGTTTAAATATACTATATCGTATCTAGCAAGTAGATTTTGTATCTCCTGATCAATCATTTTATTCTTCTGCAACGTCAGCGGCATTTGTCTCTATTTTGATGTTGTTGAAGTCTCCCATGACTTTGTCCAAACAACCGTCATCGTTTTTTTCCCAGGCCTTACGAAACTTCTTGATAACTTCGCCTTCGCTGGTGGTAAACACCAGGCTGTTACCTTCACGCTTGAGCATTTCTTTTTTCTCAATCAAGTCAGTCAAGCCTGAGTAAGGACTCATGCCTGTTGTGTAAGGAATCTTGACTTGCACGCCTTCAAACGGTTTGGCATAGCGTGTTTTCATAACTTTACAGCCTGCACGAATGCCGTTAACGTCACTGACTTTGTTGCCATCTTCGTCCTCTTTCAGTTTCATCTTCTTCATGGCCACCACAATTGAGCTGGCGTAGATGAAACCTTGACCACCGGAAATCTTGTCATCAGGGTCAAACATGTCTTGGCTGGCGTATGTGTGATTGGTACATACCAGGCCCACATTGTAACTACCAAACATGTTCACACAGTTACGAACAAGTGCTGTGAGTGCTTTGGGTTTACGACCCAGGTCGCCTTTCATTTCACCAGCATCAAACTGATTGACGTCTGTGGGAGTCAACAACATGCCCAAACTGTCAATCACAAACATGACCTTGGGACGTTCGCCTTCAGGCAGGGCTTTGTAGTCGCTCATGAATGTGGAGATGGTCTTGGCCACATCATCAATCATGGCCATGCTCAACTTCAGCAATTTGCTTTCGCTTGTGTCCACACCTAGTGCTTTGAGCCAGTCTTCATCAAGTGCGTTCTCCGAATCAATCAGCACCACAAAGATACCTTGTTCTTGTGCGTTCTTTACAATGTTGCCTGAGCAGATGTATGATTTGCCTGCGCCCGAGTCGCCAGCAAACACTGTGACCTTGCCCAAGGGAATACCTCGATTGAAGTCGCCTGAGATCAAATAATTTAGCGCATAGTTGCCTGTGCTAATCCAGTCTGTGGGGTCGTTAAAGCCGATGCTGAGTCCATCAATGCTTTTTGTGATTTCCTTGCGGAACTTGCTTACGTCAAATGGTTTTCCCATGTTATTTCCTTGATAAAATTAGTTTAATATTGCCATTAATCATTGAAGAGTTTTGTTGTTGGATCGTACAAAAATCAATTTGAAATCCTTGTGCTTCAAGTTCGTTACATTGTTGCTGTACAAATTCTTCACGTGTGTATTTCAATCTGTTGTAGTATAACATGAAATTACTGATACTTAGAAAAATTCGGCATTCTTGATCCATCCAAGGTAGCAGTGCCGGTTTCCAGCCCTGATTGCTCCATCCAGCTCTAACTAAAAAATCATAAATGCTATGATTATATTTCATAGTATTTGCTTGGATGCTGATTAAATTTTTAGCCCGAAGTTTTCGAAATTCCAAATCTACTTCGCTTGTTACAATGTTTATTTTGTCACTGATCCAAGTTGGACAAATATTTGTTTCAGCAACATACAACTGATCTACTAGACCTTCAAGATACAATCCGCCGCAGTCCCATGCAATAGTAGGACCAGGCAACAATCGATCTATAATAATTTTATCCCATAAATTTATTTGTTTTTGGTTATGATTGTGTTTGTTTCTAAGATAGAGAGGCCACTTGACTCGACTTTGCTGCCAGACAGTGTACAATATTTTTTGTGATTTAGTAAATTGTTTGGTTTGTGAATTGAGATCTACTTCCATATCCAGAATCTCACATTAGGATGACTAAACAAAAAATTTTTACCTTCAAATAGTCCACGACTGTCAGGATGATAATTTGCTCGGTCGTATTTTAAAATAGGATAATCGATCACAGTAGATACGTTTTCTACTCGATATGGCAACTTTTTGATCCATTGATCTATGGCCACACTGAATATATCTGGATAATTTTTATCTACTTCTTCTTTTTGCCAATTAAGATAATAACTCAACAGTGACACATATCCTCCCAGACTGGCCTGTGACATTTTATAATGAATTGTATCTGTTATGGATGTTAATGAATTTTTAGAAAATTCTCGGTCTGTTATGATAAAAAAATTGGATCCTAATTTTGCATTTTTAAAAACATAATCTTTGAGATCCGGGGAAGCAAACTCTGTGTCAAATTCGACTGGATAAGAGTCTACAAAACGCTTTATCACTGCATCTGCTTTGATATCTTCAAACCAACAATATTGTTGTTGGAGAACTTTCCAGTCTTTGGTTACTCTTTTAACCTCAGGTACAATCTTTGCTATAGCGTCAGTTTTTGGTAGACTAATTAACATACTTTTTCATATCATCGTATATGCTATCAACAATAGTTTGATTGTATTGTAATCCTAAATTTAAATTTTTTAATTGTGCGAGATCACTTAATGGAATTTTTATATCGCTGTCTAAAATATTATTTTTAGTCCATTGTTCTATAGTTTTTTTTATGTATTTGAGTTTTTCTTCATTGGTTAATTTTTTTATGAATTTGCTCAAAATAGGATGTTTTTCTTCCCAAGTATCAACAGCAATTATTCTTCTTGCTATAATATCTGACAAGTCAGGAATTATAGATATAACCACAGATTGACGATCAAATTTACTAAAATCAAAACTATATTGTCTGTGTGCCGGCAAAATATTTGAATATTGTTTGGCCATTTCATACCACTTATGCTGAAATTCACACTGTGCTGGACTATAAAACGAAGTTGGTTTTAGATGTCCAGGTAACTTGCTGATTATAGTACTATCTTTTTCTCGTTGAATATCATGATGTCCTGCCAACATATTTGAAATTGTATCGCCATAACTTCTAGTGTAAAAATTTACAATTATAACTGACATATTAATTTATTATTGTTGACAACACAGAGGGAGAGCCCCTCTGTGTGATTGCTGTCAATTACTTGGCTTGACGGCTACGGATCATGGCCAGGATGTCCTGGGCGTTTTGACCTGAGGCTGCAGGCTTGGCCACTGGCGCCACTGCTACAGGTGTGTCGTCTTCGTCGAAGTCACTTGCGGGTGCAGGTGCGGCCACTTTGAGTGCAGGCTTGGCTGCTGGTGCAGGTGTGTCTTCATCCGCATGTGCGGCTCCGGCGCCACCAGGTGCTTGTACACCTGCAGGACGGAAGTACTGACCCCAACGTTCTGTGTCGTAAGGTTGTCCGTCCACACTGGCCTCAAACATCTCTTTGATCACCTTCAACTCTACGTCGCCAGGTTTCTTGGGCAGGAATGTACTCAAGTCAAACAAGCCATGTGTGGCAATTGCCGCTTGTTCAGCTTCGGTTAGTGCTGATTCCTTACGTGCCCACTTGCTTGTGCTGTAATCAGCATAGCCGCCCTTTGATGTCTTTGACACACGGAAGTCCAAACCACGCAGGGTGTCTGTGGGCATTTCTTCCAGTTCAGGATCCATCAGCGCACCCTTGATGGTGGCAAAGATTTGTGGTCCAATGATGAAACGTCGGATGGGATTTTCCGGAGTCTTGTCTTCATTCAAGGGGTTCTCACGCACAAAGCCTTGGAAGATGTATGAACGTTTCTTCCAGTATTTGCGACCCATTTCTTCAAGGCTCTTGTCCTTGAACCAGGTGCGTACTTCTGCCAAGATAGGACATGCTTCGCCCCACATTTCCACACAAGGTACTTGCACGTACACTTGCTTGGAATCCCCTTCGCCTTTGATTCCAGCAAAAGGCAAACGAATCATTGCTCGTTCTTGCCAGAAAAATGTGTTTTTTGTATTTGCATCGGGAAGGAATCGCAGTGTGGTACTTTGTCCTTCTTCCATGTTCCAATGTGGATAAATTGAATTGTCTCCACCGGTGGATTGCCCACCTTTGTTGCCCTCTGCTGCCTGTAGTCTTGCTCTGATTTCTGCTAATGATGCCATAGTTTTTCTCCTTAATAAGTTGCCTATGTTATGTTGCCTATCTAAATGTTTAGATCTTAGTTGCCTGTGACACAAACAAAAAAGCGCAAACACTGTAGTAGTATATGCGCTTTTTGTCTACGTGTCAATGTTATTTATGATCAAGTTGTTCTAAATTAAAAATATCGTAGGGTCGCTGTTGCAGTTGCTGATGATTGTGGTTGAACACATCAATATTGGCCATGAATAGATCATGCAATGCATTTTGATCAGTGGTGATCTTTTTCACGCAATCAATGTAGGCAACAAATCTTGGTTCGTCGGCAATGTTCCAATCCACCGTTTGATCTTGAATGTTGTCCCAACTTAAATCAATTCCAACAGGAATCTTCCAACCGTTTTCAACCAGAGTGCGATAGTAATGTCTGGGACCAAAATTCAACACAAATCTACCTTGTATCAAATGGTCATATGTTTTTTCACAAAATATCACATTGAATCCTTTGATTAATGACTCCAGTTGAG